ACATTAAACCCTAATCTTACAGCATAACCACCAAGTGCTACTAATGACCATGATTTACCCCCACCAGGATTACCAAATATAAGACCAAAATCCCCATTACCAAGACCTCCTTGAGTTAGATCATTAATACGGTCCCAAGGTGTAGGAATTACTTTTCTTGAATCTTCTCTAAACCGTGATTCAATGTCTTTATTATACTCGTGACCTACATTTTTATCTTGACCAGCTTTCATAGCATTTTCAATCATTAATTTGATTGAATCATAATCACCAGCTTTAAGTAAATCTACAGATGATAATAATGCTTTTTTTAATTGTTGGTTTTTACAGAATGCTGAAAATTCTTCTTGTACATATTCTAAATCTTCATCTGAAGCTTGGTAAGCTTCTCGTAATTGTTCTTTAACTGCTACTTTAAGTACTTCATTTTCTACCTTTTTTAATTCTACTTTTAGAATGTCCATTGAAGGGGTAGTGTGGTACTTATCATAATATTTTAGGATTTCTTTAATAACCCACCTGTGTGCTTGATTATCAAAGTATTCTTCACTAATAATATCATGAATATTAGTTAAAAATTCTTTATGTGTAAGCAATGATGAGATTACCTTAATTTGAAAGGTAGGACCATATTGCTGAAGACTTACTAATGTCATATAACTTATTTATTATAACTGTTTAATGGCTCAAAAATATCTTTAACCCAGAATTCTACATTCCTAATCATTCCACCGAGTTTATCCTCGTTATAAAATGCTACGAATTGCTCTGGAATATAATTAATATCTTTTGAATTTACAACCGCATTTAGGTAAGTTTTATCATTTTCATCTAACATTGGATTTGATAAGTCCATAATTTTGTAGTTTTTTTCTAAAGCATCAATATCTTGAATCACACGAGCATAAATTACGTGTTCTTTAAACTTAGATTCACAAATATTATAAACATCATCTAATGTTAAATCTTTTTCCTGTAATTCAGGGAATAACTTATATAATTTTTTTTCACCTAAACCCTTAACACCTTTAACTTTATCGGAATTATCACCCATAAGTGTTTTGTAAATGATAAAATTAGAAGGAGACATATTAAACTTTTGTTTAACAGTATTTTCATCGTAAAATTCCTTTTCCATTGGTCTATAAACGATAACATTTTCGTTTACCAATTGAAGGAAATCTTTATCGGAAGAAACAATAAATACCTTATCTTCTTTACGATTTGGTAAAATAGTACACAAATGAGCAATAATATCATCTGCTTCTACTTTATCAATAGTAACTGTTTTAACAGGTAAAGTTTTTAGATACTGGATAACTCTTACTATTTGGTCTACTTTAGCATCATCTTCGTCGTCATGACTTTCAAATACTTCCCAATTAGTAATACGTTGCAAATTCCTTCCAGACTTGTATTCGGGGAGCAGGTTCTTACGATTATTCGCTGAACCTGCCCCATCGAACACAACATATACACTGGTTGGTTGGATTTGACGTATTAGAGCCCCCAGTGAGCGAAAGAATCCACCAAGCCCCCCAACATGAACCCCATCAGGATTTACAGCATTAAGCATTGCAAAATTCCTAAAAAACAAGTTGAGACCATCTATAATTAAAACTCTATCTGTTTGGGCAGTCTCTGGGCCTTGCTCATCGAGTGAATCGAGGAGCTTAAGTAAATCTTTCTTTTTCATAATCTTATTGTGGTTCTTCAGTATGAGCTGTAATATCCTCGTATGCTTGGTCTTCTTCAGCAATAATAAAATCACCACCACCTAGAATTGATTTCCAAGCTGCTGCTTGATCATCTTTATAAGCTTTAAGTGCTTTATCATTATCCAAAATAAACCCGTGAGGAGTCATTACAATCTTACCTCTAGTTGTAACACCATTAATATGGTTTTTATCAATCTGAATGTTTACACGTTTAGCAAATTCTACCTGCTTACCATCTTTAATTGCTTTAATTTTAGATGTACCTGCAGACATTACATTACCAAATGTTACAACAAACGTTGAATCAAACCACATAGCGTATCCTCCTTTGTTCATCAACTTAGGTTGACCCATTGGAGATTCCGGTTTTAAAGTCCATACTTTATTAATACACACAAGGGTATTGGTGTATGGGCTACTTTCCTTACGTGACAGTACAATACGCTGGTTTACGTTGTTACCAAATTGAGTTGACATAGCACCTGCGTTCCACTCGTTATTGTTCTTGTTTGACTTAATAGACATTTCACAAGGAACAGAACCGATTGAATCCCACAAGAAAAGCAAATCATAAGGTAGGTTACCTTTTTTCTGCTCATCAATTAGATCCAAAATAAAACCAGCTACGTCTTCAATTGAATTAATAGTTTCACGATCAGTGTAAATAAATTGACCATTGTAATCTAGGATTTCTCCTGTCTCTTCATCTACAACTTCATTAACCTCAAGTCCCATTTGTACAGCATGCTCCCAGTTCCATTTCATCTCTGTAATAATGAATACTGGTAGAATACCTCGCTTCTGGGCTGATACAGCTGCCTCTAGTAAGGCAGTAGTTTTACCTGTATCAGAATGTCCACGAAGCAATACAATATGACCTTGAGGAATACCTGGTACCGAAGTAACTTCTTGGTATGCTTCCGAAAGTGGAATCCAGGTTTGCTCTTTAAATTTAGCTTTTGATGTAAGCCCCTTCTTATTCTTAAAGCTATCTAAATTGAAGTTTGCTTTAATTTCAGAGGAGACCGCCTCCGATAGAGACTTTTTAGTTTTTCCTCTTGGCATATTATTTTAATTAAAATGATAAATCGTCGTTGTCTTCTCCAAACAAATCATCAAACTGTTCAGTTTTTGTTTTCTTTGTTGGTTTTGCACTTAACGAATAATTTGATTTTGGTTCTTCTTTTTCATCTGAATCGAATGCTACTGCAGGTTCAGAAATAATATCACCTTCTTCTTCAGAATCTTCAGGTGACAACCATTCTTGAAGTGCTGTTTTCATTTCATCATAAGAAAGTGGTTTAAATACTTTCATAGGATCAGCTTGGTTTTCAAGCAATGATTGAACTTTATCTTCAGTAATGGCAAGTGCAGATGTTTTTAATGAAGGACCAATTGAGGTTTTGTTGTAAGGAGTACCTGTAACTTCAGGACCTACAGTTGTTAATTTAATATCACGACCTTGAGCAATATCAGTGTAATCACCAATTTCCTCATCAGCAGCCATATTTAAGAATTCTTGATAAACCTCTTTACCAAACTGCCATAGTTTAACACCTTCGTCTTCTTGACCACGAACTACGATAGGAGCAAAGATACGAACTTTAGCATCAAGTTTTTTAGCCAAACGCCAATTTTCTTTATCGTTTGTACCACGCAGTTGCTTTACAAACTCCATAATAGGGTCTTTTTCACCCCAATTTGCAGGTGAAGCCATTACACGTTTACTACCAATACCGTAGTAAAACATCATTTCTGTAAATGGGTTTGATTTGTTGTATTTAGAAGGTACAACACGAATTAATTGTTTACCGACCGAAGGTTTCCAGAAGAGGTTTTTACCACCTCCACCACTGTTGTTTGATTGCTTGTTCAGTGAGTCCAAGCGTTTTTTGATTACGTCTAAATCCATAATATAACTAATTTTTAATGTAACTAAATATAATAACTTTTGGTATAAATACCAAACTAAAGTTCAATTATTTTGTAAATTTTATTGATTTAAAGTAGTGGTTATACCTTTAAGATCTTCGAAATCTACTGTAATCATTACATAATCATCTAAAGCTTCAACTTCAGTTGGAATTTTACTTGCTATTTCAACAAAAGCATGTTTTGGACCTAGTATATCTTTCCAGTTATCTTCATCAAACTCCATTCCATCTCTATCATCTTCATCTTCATATACTACCGAAAATGATACTTTACCATCTTCTACCCATGAAGAATAATCACCTGAATTTGCGGATAATTCAACCATATCATCATCCATAATATCAAGACTCATGTTTTCTTTTAATAAGCGACCTTCAGTTAAGTATTTTTTTAAATTGAAATTGTCCATTTTATTTTTATTATAAATATAAAAAAATTAAAGTTCAATGATTTTATAAATCTTTGTTTTTAACTGCTTTAATTCATCGTGTTGAGTGAGTAAAATAGTATTTCTATAATGTTGCCACTCAATCGGAAAACGAGTATCAACCACACCATCATTTAACTTTTTAATTAACTCATTTAAAGCATTAATAGTATATAAAGTGTTAGAATCCTTTTTACGGTGAACCAAAATAGTATTTGAAGGAATGTCCGAGACATTGCCCTGATCAATGTTATAGGTACAAACGTACTCATCGTTACTCTTAACGTGAAGTACAAATATTTTATTATACATCACCTTGTATTTAGAAGTAATAGAATCTATAAGATTATCTAACTCCTCAAGTGTGGTGAATGTACAGAATAGTTTATTGTTCAAATCTGATATGTTTAAAGTAGAAAATTCATTAAAATCGTCTACCTTATACATATGAGAAGGTTTATTTAAAGTCATATGTGTCTCCATAACTATATTTTACTTGCAACTTTTTATTTATCAAATATACAAATTAATATTTACATATCCAAATTAGGGTTTATAAATTTCATCTTTAGGTACGTTTCTATTACCTAAAGTTATATCTCCCATTTGTTTAGATATTTCTGTAGTTTTCCATAATGGTATTAAATTATTTAATTCCCAACATTCTTTAATTTCATTAATATTTTCAATATTAAATATACTTTGGGGTTTAATGTGATGTATTTCCCATAATTCCCCAAAATTATCCCAATTCATACCTTCCCTAAAATTAGATTCTAAATGGTTTTTCAAATCTTTATATGAATATTCTATTATAGAATTAAAAGATAAATTTTTATTTTTACCTTTATCTTTAAAAAATAAGTGGAAATTAGCTTTTAATATTTCCTTTAACCTAAAAGAAACATCAGTATAATACCTATATTTCCATCGTTTTTTTCTTTTTTCAATAACATCTTTCCTTTGAGAATACTCAGAATATTTTTCTTTATTATTTATATAATATTGTTTATAAGATTCTTTTAGTTTATCTTTATTTTCTTCCCTATATTGTTTCTGATATTCTTTATATTTTTTAGGGTTTTTATTTTGTCTTTTTATAGAATCTTTTATATAATATTCCTTATTTTTATTATAAGATTCTTTAACACTTTTTTTAACACAATCTTTACACCGATTGCTTAAACCATCTTTATTATTTTTATTTTTATTAAATTGAGGATTAGGACTTTCACATTTTGGATTATTACACTTTTTCATTTTTATTATAAATATATGAAGTCTCCAAATTTTGCATAAGGGTTAACAAGATACCATTTCACCATAATTTTTACCCCATTCACATTTAATATTCAATTTATATTTTTTAAAGAT